GCTACTGATAACCGCGCCGGGTGGAACCACCATCGGGGCGGGTGCAGCGTCGGCAGACATCGAGGGCACGATTATGAATGTGCTCGGCGACAACGTCTCAATCAGCGTCGGGGATAACTCGCGGGTTGCGTTCATCTCGTGCGACACGAGCGACTACGTCGGGAACAGCGGGTTCAACACGCTTCTTCGAGTGCGCGGATATTCAACCCGCACCCTCGGGCCAAACGAGGTCGACCTCGACAACCTCGGCGGCGGTGGTGGTGCCCCGACGAATGCGACCTATGTCACCCTGTCGACCGATGCGACGCTGACACAAGAGCGAGTGCTGACGGCCGGGTCGGGCATCACTATCGTCGACGCCGGCGCGGGTTCGACGGTGACCATCTCGGCCAGCGGTGGGGGTGCGACGCTGACGGCGGCAACCATCACGGTACCGTTCGAACTGCAGGCGCAGACGGCCACGGTGGTTGATGCAGGCGCGACGGCGGCGAGCAAGGTGATGGTAGCCTGGGGCAACACGGCAAACACTGACGAGAACCAGCCACCGGCCAGCAACGTGACATTCTCCGCCGTCGGCGGTCTCGGCCAGGTGCTCATCACGGTGAGCAGCAACGACCGCGACAACGTCGGCGGAACGTATAAGGTTCTTTACATTCTCGGGTGAAACATGACGCAGCTTTTCGACGTTCGCGGGAACCCATTCAACGGCTCGCTCGACGGCATCACAGCCGAGACCATCACCGACGCGCGCGCGGCGACGGCGGTGGTTGGTGCTCTCAATGCCGAGGCGCTGCTTGACCTCAACGGCAAGGCCGTCGTCGCCCTCGACCTTCGCAGCGCGGCCTTCACCGGTACCGTTGTCTTCGAGGCGACGCTCGATGGAGTCAACTATTTCGCGGTCACCGGGCTCGTCGGGTCGACAACGGTGTCGCTCATTGCAGGCGCCGGCGTGGTCAACACGCAGATCGTCGTAGGCGTGTCGGGATTTCGACGCTTCCGTCTTCGCGTCTCGGCGTACACGTCGGGCACCCTGACCGTAGCGCTGCGGTCGTCGACGTCAGACTATGCCATTTTGGCGACACCGGTTCCCGCGGCTTTCTGCGTGACGGCGACGGGGCTGGTGAACGCGGCGGTGACGTTGACCATCCCGGGCGTCGCGGGCGTCTTTCACCTCATCACGCGGTTGCAAATCAAGCGCTTCTTCGTGACCGCGGGCCTCGCGGCCGCAACGCCGACCATCGTGACGACGACGAACCTGCCGGGTACCGTGGCTTTCTCGTTCGGCACGTCGGGAGCCATCGGCAGCACCCTCGAGGAACTCGTTCAACCGCATCACCCCATCAAAGCGTCGGCGGCGGGCTCGAACACCACCATCGTTTGCCCCGCCGGCACCGACACCATTTGGCGCGTCTCGGCGTGCTACCTCCTGGGCGGCTGAACCATGAGCACCATCAGTATCCGCAACTTCGAGCGTCACAACGTCGTCAACCAAAGCGGGCGACTGTCGACGCGTCGAGGGCTTGCCATCTCGGTATCGGCGTCGGCGTTCGGCGTCACCAACGGCGAGTTCGTCGGCGGGTTCTCGGTGCTGGTCCCGTCGACGTCTGAGACCGAGCACTACCTGTTTGTCCAGGACGGTCAGACAGGCGTCGTGACGATGGTCGTCACCGACGAGGAATGGATTGAGCGCTACAGACTGCAACTCGGGGCACATCCGTCCATGCCGGTTTTCTCGCATGCGATGGTCAACAACCAACTGATGATAAACTCCCCATCAATGTCGGGGCCACTGTACGGGTTGCCCGGTGGCGGGGCGATGCCGGCGGTGGCGACGCCGTCGTCGTACCCAGACACGACAGCCCTCGACATCCCGGCCGGCCACATCTGCTCGTTCGGCGACCGCATGCCGATTGCCCAGGGGAGCATCGTCTATTTCAACGACCCCGGCATCGACCCGCGCACCTACGTCGCGGAGAATAATATCCCGCTGCCGGCCACGATCCACGCCATGACCCAAGGGCCCGACGGGGCCTTGTGGATGTTCACGCCGGCCGGGGCCTATTCGATGGCCACCGACGCCCTCGGGCAGGGCCAGAGTGTCGCCGGGTTCATCTCGCTGGTCCCGCAGGTGCTCACCTCTCGCCCTGGTGGTGCGTGCTCCACCCCGTTCGGCGTCGTCGCCCTCACCGTCGACGGGGTCGCGGTGCTGAACGGCGGGAACTCCCGCGAGATTGCGTTCTCCTCGTACCAAGGGCGGAGGAAACTGACACGACCCATCGACGTCCTCGACGTGCGCCAGTTCGGCCGAGTCTACCCGACGTCGTTCGGTGTCCTCGTCGGGTTCGGCAGCGACCGAAACTACGCCGTTGCCGTCGACCTCAACGAGGGCACTACGTCGTTTTGGTACACCGGCACATTGTCGACACCGGTCAATATCGTCGGCGTGCTGCAGACTCGCGATGGGGAGGACCTCCTCATCGACAGAACCGGCGTATGGGCGCTGCACACCAAGGGCCTGCGCGACTTCTCCGACCTCGTTGCCAACGACATCGCCGGGGCGCTGTGTGGTCGCGTGCAATCGGGGCCACAAGAAAACCCGCTGGTGCGTCGGGTCAGCATATCGGCGGCGAATGGCGGGGCTCCTGTGAGTGTCTGCGGCAACGGGGTTGTCGACACCGGAAAGTCGACAACCGTCAACGGTGACACCGTCATCGGGACCGACCTGTGGGGAACGCCGAACTGGTCGTCGCTCACGGCTCGCAGTGTGCGCGCGACGCTCAATGTGCGGGCGACCGAACTCGACCTCGAAGTCACGGTCAGCGGGATGGGTCGCGCCATTGTCGAATCGGTCGACGTCCAGGCTGGCGGGACGTGGACGAACAAAAAGGAAACGCAAACATGACCGTCGCCAACGGCTCAACCATTCTCGCGGCGGATTTGAACGCGCTCACGTCGGCGTCGTTGGTGCTGATGCGTAGCGACAACCGACGGCTGCCCGGGTACGCGCCGGTGATCTTCACGTTTCAGGGTCTCATCAACGGGACACCTGCAGCCCGTCGAACGGCGCGGTTCGTCGTCCCCGTCAATATGCTCGTCGACACGTTGGCGGTCATCACGTCACCGGCAACCAGCTCGGCGGCGACCATCACGGCGACCGTCTCGGCCGGCGGCATCCTCGACGACTGGGCGATGGAGGTCACCGGCACCCTCGACACCGTCACGAAAAAGCAGTCGCGGCTGCTTTACGACGGGACCATGCTCGCAAAGCCCGGGTTGAACCAGTCGACGACGTCGCGCGTGGTGCGATTGCTGCCGAAGGGTGCTATCGTCGACGTCACGGTGTCGACGACGAACGCCCTCGCTACGATGGTGGCGACCATTGTCCTGTGCTCACGCTCGTCGCTTGCCCGGGGTATCTCGTGAAAGTTTTCGCATCACTGCAAGTCGTTCGATTCACGTCGGGGGACGCCCTCTCACCCACCGACCTCAATGACGTGTTCTTGTATTCAAAGGACGCCCTCGCCGACGTGTCGGAGAAACGCTACGCCCTCGCGGCCATCACTTTTCCGTTCGTCTTCAGCCTCGCGGCAGGCCTCAGCAACGCCAGCGCTCTCAGGTCGCGAACGCATCGGTTCACTTGCCCCGTCGCATGCACGGTCGTGCGTGCATTTTTGAACGGCAACGTGACGGCAGCGTCGGAGATGACCATCGCGCTGAAGCGGGCCGTCACCGGGGTTGTGCCAACAGGGGCGACGGCGCCATACCTCAACGTGGTGGCGGGGTCGACGACAGCGGTCGACGTCAACGACACCAACACGCAAAGCGTCGAACTCGAGGCCGGGGTCAGTTATGACCTCATCATCGAGGGCGTCTCGTTCAACACCGAACGATGCGACGTCATCCTGCACGTCCAGGTCGACCGGTGGCGCGCGGGCGGGCTCATGGCTGTGCCCGATTTCGCCTTCGCCGACTTCACCGACGGGCTCGCCGATGCGCTGCTTGTCGGTAGCGCTGGCGTCGGGGCCACGGTGGCGCTGGCGACGGAGGTGGCGAAGCTGACGGCCCGCGGGATGTCGGCGGCGATGGTGACGTCGACGGGGTTGACGGTGCTTTCTGTGCCGGCCGACCTGTTGAAGGTCATCCCGGTCCCGTCGTCGTCGCGTTGCTCCTCGAGCATCGTGCGGGCCTATTTGACCTCGTCCGCTCAGGCCGCCGTCGGCGTGACGTGCACGGCCGTCATCAGGGACGCGGCGGGAACGACGGTGTCGACGCTGACAAACAGCCACACGGTTGACGAAATCATGACCGCCGACAGCGGGGCGCTGGCGCTCACACTGAACGGCGGGGTGGAGCTGGCCGCGCAGGACTACACCGTGCAGTTTTCAGGGGCGGGGACCGTCACCCGCGCGTCCGTCATTCTCTGGTTTGAATGGTGAAGACATGAAGGGCCCCCACGACATCGCGCGGACGCAGCTCGGCGTGAGCGAGAAGACCGGCAAGAACGACGGCGTCCCGGCCCAGCGGTACATGCGCGGGGACGCCCTCGCCTGGTGCGCCGGGTTCGTCCTCTGGTGCCTCGCGCAGAGCGACAACCGCTGGCGCCATGCTTTCGACGCGCAGCACTACAAATGCCGGCGGGTGTCGGGGTTCGTCGCGGTCGCCGGGGAGAATGGTATTTTCCGCCCTCGCAAGGGGTACGACCCACAACCCGGCGACGTCATATTTTTCACTGCGTCACAAAGTGACGTCGGCGTCCCCGGGAATCATTGCGGGGTTGTGGACGAGCTGCGCGACGGGAGAGTCCACACCATCGAGGGGAATAGCGGTAACCGCGTTGCTCGCCGTGACTACGATGTCGACGACAAGCGCATCCTCGGGTATGCGAGTCTCGCGTGAGCACGAAGGAACCCATGAGCAAAAAACAAGACCCACCGACACCGGCCATCGAGGCCCAGGGCGAGCCCGCAAAGGCCCCGAAGCACAAGCACCCCACGAATCTTCGAGGGTGGTACGCGCCGGCGCGATACCTCCCGAACCTGTTTGTGCCGCTCGCGGTGCTGCATCACCTGTCCATCCTCGCCGACGACGACGGGGTCGCATCGCTCACCGAGGCGAAGGCGGAAATCAATCAGGAAATCCTCTTCGCCTACCTGCGGATGCTGACCCTAATGGGTCACATCGACGTCGTCGGCGAAAGAATCATCATCAAGTCACTACCTCCCACGAAGGACGCCAACCAATGACCGAGAAGTTCACCATCGTCGACAAGCGCAACACCGAAGACGCGAGCGACGTTTCCCCCGTCACCCCTGACGGCGTCACCCCTGCAGCCGTCGACGGGGCTGTCAGCGTCCATGAGCTGTACTCGTGCGGGCTGCCCGTCGGCGCGTTCGCCGATGTCGCGCCGAACACGGCGCTTCTGCTCCCCCTCCGTCGCCCTGCCCGGTCAACCGGCGGCATCGTGACCGCCGTCGACGAGGTCAAGGGCACCCTCGGGACGGCCTGCATTGCCTACGTCGTCGCCGGCGTCGGGGTCATCGAGGCCGCTGCGGACCAGCATCCGCAGACCTGGGTGGGCATCGAGCCCGGTGACGTCGTCGTCGTGCGTAACGCGATGCTTGAACCCCTGCACCCCGACCTCGAACCCCTGCTGATTCACCGGCGGCACGTGCTGGCGAAGGTCCGTCTTCGTGACGAGCTTGTCGGCGGTGGGTGAGGGATGACGACGGCGAAACGGCGGGACATCTTCGACACCGGTACGCCCTCGAAGGCGCCGGTCGACAAGAGCGCGGCGGACATTCCCGCCGACGCTTGGGTCCCGCGCGTGCCCGTCGTCGACGGCGTCGAGATGACGTTCGACGAGGCTGCCGACGAAATCCAGCGGGTGACGTCGGCCAACCGGGCTCACTACATCCACGAGTTGGAGATGCTCGCCGTTGCATGGCGCGCCGATGTGACCCTGTCGGGGACGTCGGCGAAGGCGGCGATGCACCTGCTCTCCCTCGCCGCTGGCGCACCGGAGAAGCGCAACAGACCCGCGCCGAAGGTCTCTCGCCGCGTCGACGAGCTGCGAGCGTTGCTCACTGGTGACGACGAGGGTGAAGGGTGAAGCGGCCGATTCTCGACCGGGCTCGTCGCATGTCGGGCCTGTTGATGATTTTGAATCAGGAGCAACAGGGGGCCATCTCCCGCTGGCGCATCACCGACGCGCAAGTCGAAGTCCTCGAGGCCATCCTCGAGCACGAGCGCACCATCGTGCTGAAGGGCCGACAGATGGGCGTCTCGACGGTGAGCCTGCTCGCCCTCCTGGTGTTTGCCATCGCCAACCCCGGCGTGCCTTGCGCCATCGTCGCCGACACGCGCGACAAGGCCCAGGGGCTGCTCGCTCGCCTTGCGGGGTGGTGCGAGCAGCTGGGCATCGAGGTCGGCGCGCGCAACAAGGGCTCCATCGACCTCGCGAACGCCGGACCCGACGGGGTCTGTACGGTCATCGACGCCCTCTCCGCCGTGTCTCGCGCCGAGGCCGGTGAGAGCCGCGTCGGTCGCTCGAAGTCCTACGGGTTCATCCATGCGTCGGAGTTGGCGTTCTGGTTGTCCGACGCGGCGGTGTTTCGAGGGCTCACGTCGACGGCGCTTCCCGGGGCGCGCATCGTCGTGGAGTCCACGGCCAGCGCGGCCGACAACCTCTTCCGCACCTTGTGGCACGGGGAGGACGAAGGGTCGGCCGGCGAATGGCATCGGGTGTTCCTTCCCATCGAGCGTCACCCGGTCTACCAGCGCTCCCCGACGACCATCGACGAGGACACGTGGCTGACGTTGTCGGGGACGCGGTACGGGTTCACCTCCCGGGCGACGGCGGCTTGGTGGTGGCATCGCATGCGCGTCGACTTCGCCGGCGACGAAGACGGGGCCATGAGGGAGTTTCCGCAGCTCCCCGAGCATTGCTTCAGCTTCGCTCGTGGCCGGTGGATTCTCCGGTTCACCGACGCCGTCGTCGTCGCCGATGGCAAGTGGGATGGCAAGGCGAAGCGCTTCGACGGATGGCATCGGTATCGCGACCGGATGCCCGACGAGCCCGTCGTGTTCGGCGTCGACGTTGCGGCCGGCGGTGGTGGGGACTCGTCGGCGGTCGTCGTGCTGTCGTTGCTCACCGGGACCATCATCGCGACTTGGGTCAGCAACAGCACGAGCCTGCCCGACCTCGTCGAACTGGTGAAGGACACCGCCGAGAAGTACATCCCGCAGACCGTCGTCGTTGAGTCCAACGGCGTCGGCGTCGGCGTGTACGAGACCCTGAAACAGTTCTCTCGGTGGCACGTCACCGAGCAACGCAGCGGCGAGGAGAAACACTTTCGGCTGCAGCGCTTGAAGCTGGCGATTGAGCAGGGCGTCGTTCCCATCGGGCCCGAGCTGGTCGCCGAGGTGAAAAGCTCGAACATCCAACCACCGACGGGACCGAAGGGTCGTCCGTCGTATGAGGGCCTCGACGACTGTCTCAATGCGCTGTCGTTCGCGCGCGAGTTCTACCTCGATGCGCTCCCGTCGTCGGTGCCCATCAATGTCGTCGACAGCATCGACCATTCGGTCGTGTTTCACTCGTCGAAGGCGCTGCGACGAGGGTCACGGGAACGGTACTGACGCCCACAAAAGACCGAACCCCGCCGATGCAGAATCGCACCGACGGGGCCCACACGCTGTTGCTTAGGCTGCGCACCTCGACGGTGACAGCGTCGTCACCCGAGGTCAACCGGGGCGACGCCACCTGGCACGGCATCCCATGCGGCGAGGGCTAGGCGCATAGCGAGCGGCTGCTGTCCATAGCGGGCCTCGTCAACGACAGCCTCGGCCAGTCGCAGCCGCGCCGCCTGCGCGACCACCTGCACCCCGAGGGCCCACTCGCGGGCCTCGGCCTGGGCGAGGGCCTCGGCCTGCGGGTCGATGCTCGCGACGGGCAGCACCTCGATGAGCACCGTCGGGCGGGTGTCGCGGTCGGGCGATGCGCGGGTCTTGCCCGGTTTGGTCGACTTGCCCAGGACGGCGGCGGGCTCTTGGCGGTACACCCAATGCAGCCGGTCGCTGGCGTCATCGAGGAGGAGGTATCGGGCGACTGCGTCGCGGACGGCCTTGAAGGAGGCTGACAGGTTGTCACAGTCGAGGGGCGTCACCTGGTACGGGCGGGTGAGGGTGACGCGCGCGGCAAAGCCGGGCTCGTGCGTAGCATGCTCCAGCTCGCCGAACTGGTCGCCCATGTCGGCGGACCAGAGTGCGTCGAGGGTGGCTTTGCGCTCGGCAGCGACTCTCGCCGCGCGGACCCGGTGGTGCTCGCGGTTATTCTGCCCTCGCAGCAGGGTGACGTCGATGCGGGCGGTCAGGGTCGGGTGTGTCATCGGTCCTCGCGGGCGGTAAATGAGTCCAGGGCGCGCTGCCGGCGGCGGGAGCGGAGGGGTTTCGGGGGCTTGCTCATGTAGACCCCAATGGCATCGACGACGCGCTGCTTGCGCGCCAGCTCGTCGGCGGAGGGCGAGGGCTGCAGCTTGTCGGCGGCCATCGCCACCTGGCACACCGGGCAATCCTCCTCGCAACGGTCAGTTGGCTCGGTCACTCCGCAACGCGAGCAGGTGTGGACCCATCGGGGCTCGTTGGCATCGCTCATGGCTCCTGCCCCTCGATGGGGGCGACGGCCTGGACGAGCCTGCACTCGAGGTGCTGCAGGCGGGCGAGGGCAGCGGCGAGCAGGATGCCGGCGGCGGTCTCACCGGAACTGGTCCGCTCGCGCTCGATGAGGCTGCGCAGGTGGCGGAGCTGGTAGTCGGTGAGAGGCGCGGTCACGGGATCACCGGCCCGGTGACGAGGCCGGTTGCGTCGTCGACCTCGAGCTGCGCGGTGGAGAAGCTCGGCCATCGCCACGTGCAGCCGGTTGCGGTCGCGCAGTATCGCACGTTGAGCCCGTCGGACGTGCTCAGGTGGACGTAGACGGTGAGGTCGACGGCGTCGAGGTCGCCGACGGCGACGACGAGGGCGGGCCAGTCGAGGCCGGCGCGGTCGGTGTAGGTGACGATGCGGCCGGGCGTCGGGGCTGGGATGGTGCTCATCGGGGAACCTCGGGGAGGGTGAAGGTCGGGCGAGCGTCGCCGGCCTGCAGGATAGCGTCGACGACGGCGACGGCGCGACCGCTTTTCACGCCGACGACTGACAGCACCAGGCGCACCCGGTGAGGGCGTTGCGCAACGACGTCGGCGGGAGTGCGACACTCATGGCCGGCGGCGGCCCCGCAAATTTCACAAGGGACATCGACAGCCCACATTTTCAGCCTTTCGCGTTCGTGTTCAACACCATCATCGACGACAGGTCACCCGGGCAACCCCGAAAACTGCGGCGTTTCGCCGGGGGGGTCGGTGGACGGACTTGGACGCACTGGTTTTCGAGAGTGCGTCCACCGTTTTACGGCTTTGTGAAGCCGTTTTATACCCCTTCTTTATCCCTTGGACAGACTTTTGTCAGAAAACCGGTCTAGAAAACGACCCCTCCGCAGTTGAGTTGAGGGGCCTGTATATGGCCGGAGACCCGCATTCATGCGTCCAGTGCGTCCAACCAAAAAAAAACGGCTTTCTGTAGCCGTTTTTTCGGGGTCGCATGGCAAAAAACCCATGCGTCCAAGTCTGTCCATGCGTCCAGGCGCATCGAGCTAGGTCCATGATTTATCACGAGACTCGTTTTCGTCGTCGTCCTGCGACGAACTTGACGACCCAACCCCGCGCAGTTGCACCCCTCGGTATCGTCGCTCGCCGGAAACCTTGCAGTTTTCGTATCCGCGCGACTTGACTTCTGTGCCGAATGCGTTCTGACCCCCTGCGGCTTCCCCTCGGTCCTCGCACCATGACCGGTACGCTTTCCACAAGACGCCGGCGCCGATGGTCCCCATTGCCGCGCGCTCGCAACGTTCCTCGAGGAACTGGCCGACGCGGTCGGACTCCTCGCGATAGTCGGCGGTCGCGTCCAGCACCTCGGCCGGGGCGACGAGGCCCAGGCGCTGCCAGTCGAGGCACCATCGAACGATGACGGCGAGGATGCCGGGCAGCTCCCGCAACAGGCGCTCTTTCAAGGTGAGGTCCTCGCGGCCCACGAACGAGACACCGAACGGAATCACCCTCATTCGCGCCCACAACGCCGGGTCTCCCCCTCGAACCCGGGGCTTGTAGTTCGTCTGGAGGAAGAGCTTCTGCGTCGGCGAGAACGAGAAAAACTCCCCGCCCATGTAGCGGGCCCTGATGGAATCCCCGCCGGTGAGCTTCTTCAACATCCCCTCGTTGAGCTTGTCCGACGGCCGAAGCTCGGCGGCGACACCGAAGCGCACCCCGAGCAGCTGGGCGAACATATTCGGGTGAGGGTCGTTGCGGCTTTCGAGGATGACATCGTTCGGCAGCGCCGTGGCATAGGGGCCGAGGGCGCTGAACACGGCCTCGACGAGGGTACCCTTTCCGTTGCGGCCGGTCTGACCCCACAGCACCGGGAACACGTGCTCGCGGATGACGCCGGTCGCTGCGTATCCGATGCACCGCCCGAGGTATTCTCGGGTCGCGGCGTCGGGGAGCACCTGGGCGAGAAACGCATCGAAGGTCGGGCACGTGGCGAGGGGGTCGAAGGCGACGGGAATCATGCGAGTACACAGGTCCTCGCGGCGATGCGCCTGCAGCTTCCCCGTCCGCAAGTCGACGGTGCCGTTGCTGCAGTTGAGCATCCACGGGTCGCGGTCCAGCTCGTTGCTTGCGACGCTGATGCCGGTCTCACTGGCGGCGAGGGTGAGCATGGCGGCACGACGAGGGGCGGCCTCGCTCTTGTCGGCGTGACGACGGAGCATCACTCGCCGCGCGTCATCGCCCTCGGTGAGCTGGTCAATCTGCCACGAGCGTGCGACCGCTTTTGTCGCATGCAACGCGGCGGCGTCCCCACCCTGTTCCCAATGCGAGCCGGTCCAATGCAGCCAGCAGCTGTCATCGACGAGGTAGCGAAAGTCTTTCCCGTGCATCCGCACCCAACGCTCGGCGTTGCCCGAGTCGGTCAGGTATTCGACGACGCCCTCGGGAGCGGGCGGGGCGGCGACGACGACCTTCGCGACGAGGGCCTTGCGGGCGTCGAGGATGAGGCCCTGCAGGCCTTCGCGCGTTCCCCCGGCGGCAATCCAATCGGCGGCATCGGCCCCCTTCTGGTCGAGCTGGGCGTCGACGGTGACGACGGATGCGGCGACGCCCTGCAGCACGCTCGCAATCTTTGCCATCGCGGCGCGGCCGACGTCGTCGTTATCGGGCCACAATGCAAGGTGTGCCCCTCGGAAGTGCTCGGCGAACTGGGGCGTCCACGTCGTCCGTTCCTCCCCGCCGACGGCGCCAGTCCCTCCTGCCCACGTTGTCGCGACCACGCCCAGGGCGACGACGGCGTCGGCGGACTTTTCCCCCTCGGTGAGCACGATAACGGCGCCGGTCGACCGGGCGGCGACGAGCTGCGGGAGACGGTAGGGCAGCTGTACCGCGGCCTTCCCCCCGTGCCCGTCGGCGAGGTGCTGACTGTAGGACTTGCGCTTCCCGTTCGACTTCCCGTCGCGACCCCGGCCGGGCTCCCACCGTTTCACCGAGTACGCTCGGGCCCCGTCGGCGGTGAGGTAGTGCCACTCGGCGACGATGCGAGGGGCCTCCTCGGCCACCTCTATAAGAGGTATCCCGGCCACGGTGGAGAGTTCGACGATAGCGTCGAGGAACCCAACGCCGCGCAGCCGTTCGAGCATCGTGAGCGCATCACCACCGGCCCCGCATGCGCGGCAGATGTAGACCCCTTTCGCGTCGTCGATATCCAGCGACGGGTTGCTGTCCTTGTGAAACGGGCAGACGGCTGAATAGTGGGGTCCGCTCTCATGCTTCACGCGCTGGCAGAAGAGTCGCGCGACGTTGGCCATCGACGACGCTCGCTTGACGTCGTCGATGCTTTGCTGAGTGTACTTCACTGTGTCGCCTCGGGTCTGTTGCGCTGGCGTTTCGTGGTCGCTTGCGCGTGGTCGTGTTCGGTGGGGGGGCTATAATGCACGAGAAGCGACGGGGCGGCAATGACACCAACCCCGTCGCTTCGTGCTGCGCTCAAACGTCGCGCAGCTTCATCGTCAACGCGTAGGCTTTCGCGTCGGCTCGTCTCTGTGCGCTGCGCACCTTGCTCGCCTGGGTATTTTTCACCCGCTGCGCGATGGTTTTCTTTCGTTCCTCGGCGGACTTCGCGACGAGGTCGGCATACGTCGCCGGCGGGATCATCTCGTCCTCGATGCACCGGACGGGGAGCGCCGGCGGGCGCAATGTGTCGTCGTCATCCCACACGAGAACCCATCGGGGGCTCATGCGTCACCCGGTGGTGCTCGGTGGTGGATGAGGTGGAAAAGGTCCTGCGCCGCGACCTCAAGGTCGACTCGGTCAATCAAGGCCAGCGGCCGGCGTCCGTCGACCAGCAGCTGAATCCACCATTTGCCTGTTGGCCCGCGCACCACGTTGGTCGCGCTGAGGATGCTGCCTCGCAGGCCGGCGCGCAGCTCCAGGGCGGCGAGTGTCACGACGAGCTGCGGGGGCAGTACGCGATTGTCAAGGGTGAGTTGCTCAGACATCGCTCACCTCGTCGAGGATGGAAAGCTGCCCCTGGTCATCGTCGGCCTCGACGGCGGGCGCCTTCGCCTTGCGTTTGGCTTTGGCCTGCAATGCTCGCGGGGTGAGATGCAGGGCAAGCCACCCGGGGATGTCCTCGCGCTCCACCGTCGCGGCCATGCCTGCTGCCTCGCATGCGGCCTCGATTGCATGCAGCTCGGTCTCCAGGCGGTCAGCGTCAGCGCGCGCGAGGGCAAGTGCGCGCATCGTCTCGCCCTCCCCGTCCTCCAGGATCTGGCCGGTCAGCTCTCGCAGGGCCTCAGCGACGACGATGATGGCGGCGGTGGGGTTGGCGTTGTCGGCGAGGCGAGCAGCTGCAACGTCCACGGGGCGGATGCCGTCGATGAGCTCGGTCACGGCCTGTCGCAGGTCCCCGTCCATGTCGGCGAGGTGGTCGGCCTCGGCCTGAGCATTGGCCAGCGCGGCGGCGTTGGCCTTGCGCAACTCGTCCTGCGCAAACTGCAACTGGCGGCGGAGGCTCTCCATCTCGCTCGCGGGCCAGGCGGTGTCGACGGCGATGATGTGGGCGAGCAGCTGGTGGATGGTGTCGATGACCTGCACCTGCCCGTCCTCGACGACGACAAGGTCGTCGATGACCCCGCGCTGTTCCTCCTCGAGGATGACGCGGATATCATCGAGGCCGACGGCCATCGAGGCCGGGAAGGGCAGCGAGGGCGTGGCCAGCTGTCGCTGGGCCTCGGCCAACTCGGTTTTCAGTGCGTCGACCTGGTGGCCATGCCGACTCGCGGCGCTGATAGCGGCCTCTTCCAGGTCGGCGAGAACATCGCGGGCGAGGCGGGCCCGGGCGCGGATGCGCTCGCGGTCGGCGTCGTGGGCGACGACGGGGAACATTGGCTCAGTCATGTGTGGTGCTCCTGGTGGTGGTGGTGTCAGCGGGCGAGGCGAGCAGCGACGGCAGCGTCAACGCGGAGGCGGGCGTCGGGGACGACACCGGCGACGCGCGCAATCATGTCGGCGTGCTTGGCGGCGGCGGCGTTGACGTCCTCGGCGGTGGCAATGTCGGCGAGGATGGTGTCGAGCGTCGCCTTCGCCTTCGCGAGCTTTTCCTCGGCCGTCGCCTCCTTCTTCGCGGCCTTCGCCGGGGCGGCGATGACGAGGGGCTGCACGACGTAGGGTTTGCGCGACGCCTTCGAGGCGGTGAGCGACAACGTCACGCTGCGCGTCAGCTCGCTCATGTGGCTGATGCGGATTCCGCCGACAGCCGCCCCACCGAAGACGACGCTCTCGTCGCGGTACAGGGTGAGGGAGCGCCCGACGTAGGCCGCGCCGTCGCGGCCCCAGCATTGGACGAGGACCCGGCGCATCGACTTGCACGGCAGGTAGGGTTTGTTTGCGTCACCCTCGAAGTGCAACGCGATAGGCTGGTCTCCCTGCCCGGTGCTGGCGCGGGCTTTGACGGCGGTGAGGGTGATGGTGCGCGGCCCGACGATGAGGTCGTCGGCATTGAGTTGGTCGGACTTGGGGGCGATGGTGGCCCCGACGTCGATGCTGGTGGTCATGGTGCGTGCTCCTGGTGGTCGTTGGTGTGTGCTGTCTCGGTTCTCAGATATTGATGCCGTCGTCTCTCCTCTCGGTGGGAATCAGGCGGAAGTCGGGCGACGCCATCGCCTCGACGATGCGTTGATACTCCTCGTCGAGGCGAGCATGGAACGCAGCGGCGGCGTCGACGATGGCGGCGAGGATGACTGGGTCTGGGTAGATGCGCAGGGTGAGCATGGGCAGCCCGGCGCTAAACGAAACGAAATCAAGCCAGCTGCGCTCGCTGACGAGGAGCCCGGTCTGTACCTGCAGCAGGTAGTCGTCGGGCATCACATTCGCGAGGATGGTCTGTACCTGGTATTTCCCTCTCCGTGATTTGACCTCGACGAGCCCGTCGGCGCCGACGAGGGCGTCGGGAGAGTAGCCAATGGCGAACCCCCAGCGGTCGTTGGTGATGAGCCCGACGCGCTCGATGGGCGTATAGTTCTCCTCGTAAATGTCGAGTGCCTCACCCTCGTCGGTGTGCCCCCTCAGCATGTCGTCGGAGACGAACGACGGTTCGACGTACTGGGTCAGGCGCTGGGCGAGCAGCTCATACAGGTGGGTCCGGCTCTTGTCGTTGTCGGCAGGTTTCAGGCGCCCAGGCGTGACGACGAGCTTCATCTGGCTCGCGGTAAGCAGACCGCATCGAGCCTGCAGCCACTCGGGCGAACCTTGAATCAGCTCTTTGTAGACGGTCAGTGTCATGGTGTGTCCTTTTTTGCGATGGTCGTGAGAGCGGTCGCGATTGCTTCCAAGGCCTTGACGCGGCGGGCCTGCAGCGTCTCGGTCTCGTTCGTCGTCGTCGTCGACGAGCGAGCGGGGAAGAGATAGTTTCGCGTCTGTGCGACGGCTTGGGCGGCGACGGCGTCGGTCACGTTGCAGAGGTCATCGACGAGGTCGTGGGCCAGCTGCTCGAACTCTAGGCGGTCCAGGGTGGTCCCGCGAACGAGTGCGGCATGTGCGCCGGTACGGTTCAGGCTGCTCATACGTCGTCACCGTCGACGGCGGCGTAGTTGATAAACGCCGTCCGGTTCCCCTCGGGTTTGGTTCTTCGCCACGCGCGCAGCTCGTCGACGTTGACGTGAAACAGAAATCCCGCTGGCATCGGCGGGCATGGAATCTTGTCGTGTGGCGCTCCCGAGCAGCACCATCGGCGGAGGGTGGCGCGGTCGATGCCAAGCAGCGTCGCGGCAATCGCTAGCGTCGTCGCTCGTTTTGGTTTTTTTTTGGTCATGTGTGTCCTCGTGTTCGGCGTCCTCATCAGGACAACCCACCGTATCGGTGCGCCGTGGTCGTCGACGGGCGGTGAATCCAAGCACCCCCCCGTTTCGGTCGTTACCCCGGCAGCGACATGCTGCCGGGCGGCCATTCTCCCCGCCGCGTCGAAGTCGACGGGGAAACCTTTGAAGCTATTTCGCCTGCAGGTTGGCCACAAACCAACGGAGCCCGGCCTCGGTGAACCACCCCTCGCCGACCTCGGGGTCGCGCAGGCACTCATACAGCACGTAATCAATCTCCCGCTCGATGCGGGCGGCGCACATTTCCGGCGTCCACGCGGTGCCGTCAATCGTTGCCCCTGCCCCGACGAGCCGGGCAGTGTCGACGACGGCGGTGATGCCCGCGAGCAGCTGCCGGCGGCGAACGTCGACGCGACCTCTCGCTGCCTGGGCCACGCTGTGCCGGGCGTGGGCGTCGGCGTCGAGGACCACGACGCAGGCGCCGTTGAGTAGGTCTAGGGCTGCACGTGCGGCGACGCCTTGCGTTGCGACAACCGCAGCGGTGGAGACGGAGACAGCCCGACGCAACGCGCGCTGGGCACCGGGGTTGGTCTGCCAACTGGTGGCATCCCAGTAGGACGACGCCAGCGTCGGCCATCCTGCGGCGATTCGGACAAGGCCCTGCGCGCTTTCGATGGCGTAAATCATCGGGCACCTCGCAGCACACCGAACGCTGCGATGGCCCCGGGAAAACCGACACCGGTGACGACGGCCACACCGTCCACAGCGACCACCCAACCCGCACGCCCATGGCGCGTCAGGGTAGTCACACGTCCGCCAGATAGTCGGCGATTTGGTCGGCGTAGTCGGCCTCGAAAGCCTCGCGGACGACGCGGTTGTCGCGCACCCAGTCGACGAGCTCGGCCAGCGTCAGGCTTTCGAGGACGGCATCGAGGGCGCTCTCGTCCTCGTCGAGGCCGCGACGGGCAGCGGGGTCGGGAAGCAGGGCGTCGAAGTCGGGCAGGTCCATGTGTGTTCTCCGTCGCCGGGGTCGTGGTCCCGGCGCGGCGAAACCCCGGGCTCACCGGGGAATGCTGGGCAGGTTGTCGGGGTCAGGTCATGCAGCGAGGGCGTCGGCAATTCCGGCAACAATGACATCGTGAGCGTAGGCGGCGAGGTTGCGGGCACGAGCTTCAGTGCATCCGAGAAAGTAGGCGACCCGGCGGGCGGTGAGCGGAACACCGGCTTCGCGGGCGGCATCGGAGGCGGCGATGTAGCTGTCGACGGCGGTGGAGATGTTTTTGTTGGTCAGCATGTCGTGCTCCTGGTCGGTCGTTGCGGCGGTGTCGTTCGCCGTGAGCCCAGTATGCGCTAGCTGGTGCATACTGTCAAGCATGGTGGTGATATTTTTTTCTGGGGCTTTGCAAAGCCGTTTCACGCGCATTGGGTGCGACACGAGGGGGCCTGATTTGCGACCGCGCGCACAAAAACAAACGCCACCTCGCGAAAGGTGGCGCTTGCCGAACACTTGACCATGACCCAAGACGCCCACGACGGCGCCATCATCCGATGATATGGGGCCCCGACGTCGTCGTCAACGCAGTTCGTCGAGGGCCGCGTTGCGCTGGTCAAGCCCGAGGATGCTCGCAATCTCCTCCTCCGTCATGCCACGCCGGCGCAGGTCGTCGGCGAGAGCTGCATCCTCGGGCGGGAGCGGTGCGCGGTATTTGGCCTCGCCTGCCCCTCGAACGGCCGAGGCGATGGCGCCAGCTGCACGAGCTGGCGCAGCGCTCGCCGGGGCCTCGGTGAGGGCGAAGGTGCCCAGGCGTTTCCCGGCCGCGGCTGCAGCCTCCTTCCCTGTCGCGCGCATTTGCGAACCCCGAGCAGACCCGGCCTTGAAGGCGCCAACGGCGGCGGCGCCACCGACAGGACCGCCAATCGCCTCGCCGGCCTTCGCCACCTCGGCCTCGCGCAGGCCGACCAGGCGACCACCGGCGGCACGGCCCAGACTCTCGGCGGTCTGGTCCTCGATGAGCCGGGCAACCTGCTCGGCCTTGCGGAGCTCCTGATACAGGTCTTTCGCGCCTTTCGGGCCCGGGCTCCCGCGAAGGCGGGAGACCATCATGCTCACCTCGGCCGGCGGCACACCGACGAGGGCACTCTCGACGGCGTCGTCGGCGGTGTCGCGCAACGAGCGGATGTACTCCTGTTTCGCCAGCACCTGCGCGGGAGAATCCCCCCATTTGCCAGCGACTTTTCCAGCGACGTTCGCCTTTCGCTGCACCTGTTCGAGGGTGTAGACGACGTCGCTCGCGTCGAGTTCGTCGGCCTGGGCGAGCATCGTCTCGACCACGGGGCGATACTCGTCGGAGTCGGCAAGCAACGTGCGGGCCCGCTGGCGGACTCGGTCGGCGAGTTGTTGCGCAGACACCGACGCGCCGGCGGCGTCGGCCTGTTCGAGCAGGACCCGTTTCGCCTCGTTGATTGTCTCGCGGGACTTGGTCGCGGCCTCGTTGAGAGCCGTCGTCGTCGACGCTTTCGGGGCCATCCCGTACTCGCGCATAATGCGCGTCGCCTCGGGAACTCCACCTTTCACCGGCGGGGTGCCGCTCACCTTTCCCTCGACGAGGCGGGCAATCTTCAGGCCCTCGATGTTCGCGCCGGTCGCACCCTTCGACGTCGCAAGGCGGGCGATGTCGGCGCCCTTGCCCAGCTCGGTGAGCGGCTTCGACAACGACGACGCCACGGCAGGGGCGGCGCTGCGGGCCATTTGGACGGCGGCGGGAGCAGCGCCGCCGGTGAGCAACCCAAGGGTGCCCATCTTCGTCATCTCGCCGACGATGTCCTGTGGTTCAAGGGTCTTCGCCTCACCTGCGCCGGTGACGACACCTTGCAATGCACCGACTCCCATGCCGGTGAGCACTGCCCTCCCGAGGTCGCTCGCTTTGCCTGCAGCACCGGCGGGCAGGAGCAACGACGAGAGGACTTGACCGGTGCCGGTTTTCAGGGGCTCGGCGGCGCGGGACTCATCGAGGCGAGTGCGTTCCTCATTGCGTGCCTCGCGGTAGGCGTTGCGCGTGGATTCGATGAGGCCACCCTCGGCGCCATTGTAGCCGGTGAGGGCGTCGCGGGCTCGGCTGTAGACGTTGCCCAGGGCGCCGGCAGCACCGGCCAGCTCGTCGCCGAAGCTTGCGGTCAGACCCTGCTTGGCGCCGGTGGCGAGGCTCTGTTCGTAGAACGGGCGGGCGTCGATGCGGCGCTGCAGCTCCTCGTCGCGGGGAGCCTTCAGCGCATCGCTCACCGCTGCAGTCGGCGCGGCCGCTGCGGGTTGCGCGCGTCGTCGACGCTCCTTTTCGAACTCGAACGCTTGCAGCTCTTCTTCGAGTGTCATCGCTTCCTGCTTTCAAGTTGCTGGCCATATGCGGCGAACTCTTCCGGCGTCATCTCGCTCAATGGTTTGGCGGCGGCGGGCATGACGCCGGCGGCGGGGGCTGCACCGTCGGGCGTATCCAGCCCTCGTGCGAGGTACGCGGCGGCTCGGCGTTGCTTGACGTCACCCTTGAGGGCATCGAGGACAGACTTCGCCGTCGAGTTGCGAGTAGCAAGACCAAGGAACCCGCTGTCGACGAGACCCTGCCTCATCAGCTTGACTTCACCCTCGCGGGCGACGCTGCCGGGGTCTGCGAGCTTCGCAAGGTCGGTGGCGATTTCCGTCAACCGACGTTCCATCACGGCCCCCTCGGGGCCGGTGAGTTCGAAGGTGCCGGTCTCGTCGATTTGCGCTTTGATGGCGTCGATATTTCGGTCGATATTTGAGGTGAAGTTCTCGACCTCGAGGACCTGCTGACGTCGTTTATCGAGCACAGCCGTCGCTGCGGTGTCGCGAGAGGACCCCGGTCCGCCGGCTGCCTCGTTGCGCAAGCGCTCCACCTCGAGGCGCAGCTTCTCCGAACGCATCGCACCATCAGGGCTCGGTTGCCTTGCGCCGCCCATCGGGGCGTCGGCCTTGCGCTCGGCGAGCTTCGCCGTGGCCTCACCCTGTCGGGCCTTGGCGGCAAGAGCGGCGGTCTCGTCGACGGCGGTGTCGCGGGCCCCGAGCACCGTCCGCCAGTCCGACGCGGGCAGACCCCGGGCAACGGCGACGCGCTCAAGTTCGGCCTGTGAGACACCACCTGGGCGAGAAATCAGGCTCTCGGTGTCCGATGCTGCGCCAGCGATGTTCGTCGTGCGCGCCTCGAGGGCGGCCTTGACGCGGTCGGCCTCGAGTTTCGCGTTCGTCCTTGCCATCTCGGCCGCGGCCTTCGTCGCCTCGGTGGCCGCCTTCGTGGCCTCGACGCCGGTTCTCGCGTTGCGGGCCTTGATGATGTCAGCGTCACGGGCCTTGCGGGCCTCGATGTCGGCGGCAAACTTGCGCTCGGCCATGTCTCGCTGCGCCACGTCCCCGGCGATGCCTGCACCAGTTTGGATGAGGGCGGGCAGCAACGACGCCAGCGCCGTCGACCGGGCAGCGTCACGGCCTGCGCGGATGCGCTCCTGCTCGAGCTGCAGGGGAACGAGGCCGGCGGCGGCGAGGATTTCAGCTGTGCGAGATGCGCGCGACATGGGTCACCCGTTGATGAGTTGGATTTGGTCGTGAGCAGTCCGACGCCAGTAAATGCCCGAGTCTCGCGCGCCGCCGACGGTGAGAGGAGTGACCGACCACCCGGGCAGGTTGATTGTCGAGGTGCATGACAGCTGCAGCTCGGCGCGGCGCTTTTCCATCGACGACAACGGGGGCTCGCCCGTCTTGACCCAGCACATCGACGCGGCCGTGTGGCACAAAAGCTGGTCAAGGGTGGTCGACGAGATGGTCGCTTGCGACCAGATGAATGGGTCCGACGACAGCGCGGGAAACGCCGCGCGGGGGACGTACATGATGCGGCATGGCTGGACCGCGGTGACGTTGGCGAACCCGTCGAACACGCGGCAAGGCGGAACCTGCAGCACGCCATTGCCAACGACGAGGGCCACGTTCGCAATCTTCAGCGGCGTGATGGACGACAACGAGACGACACCGGCCGACGACGAGGAAATGTCGACGGACTGGTAGTAGATATTTGCGCCGCTGTCGACGACGCTCTGCCAGACCTCTTCCTGCGCAACCTGCAACGCCGTCGTGATTTCGGCATCAGAAATCAGCGGGTTGTTGTCCTTGTCGTCGAGGAGGAAGCGAACGCGGGTGAGGGCCTGGGCGAGTGTCATGGTCATCGGGGGCCTCGTTTCGTCCGCGACATTGCAGCGGCGAGCATGTCACGACCATCGACGACACGCGCGAGACTTTTGTCGATTTCTCGGCGGAAGTCGGCGCGGTGGTCTTGCAACGATAGCTCTTGCCGGGCCTCTTGGCTCAACCGGTAGCGCTCGGCCTTGTCGAGCACGTGCCACGCCTCCCACTGGCGTTTGCCATGGAGCCCGTCGAACACGCCAGCGCCGTCGCGCAGGAGCCCGACGACCATCGGCATCCCGCTGGCCTCGTGCTCGATTGAACACATCGCCACCCCGCCGCCGTGAGCACGCGAAACGAGCACGCGACCGAAGGGCGTGTGATGAAGGTCGGGGTCGTCGTTGATTGCGGCGAGGTCCATCACTTCGCCTCGCCGACAACGACGAGCTGCGGGGCTGACTTGGTGACGACGGCCTTGCTGATGGCCTTCACCTTCGCCGCGTTCTTCGCACCGATGCTGCCCAGCTCGCGCACGACCATCTCGCTCACGTCGAGGATGCGGTCGTCGATGTCGCTCGGGGTTGCGCGGATGAATGGGCCGAGGGCGTCGTTAGCGCCTTTGACGGCGGCGACGATTTGACGCCGGCGGGCCTCGTCCATATGGGCCGCCCACAATGGAACCACGAGGGGGCCAGCGATAAGGGCCAGCCCGCAAGCGGTGACCAGGGCGGCGAGGATGACGGGGATGAGCGTGAGAATGGCTGCGGGCATTGTGGGCCTTTCAACGGGGACGGTTGCGAGTGTTGGCCTCGTCGAGGCGGTTCACGTCAGCGCGCAGTGCGTCGAGTTTGGCGCCGATGCTGCCCAACTGCGTGAGCACCTGTGACCTCTCGGTGCTGGCGACTTCGAGCACGGTCACTTTCTCGGTGAGCACGATGGTCTTGTCGCGGACGTTGGTGATGGATTGCGCGATGACGAGAGAACCGGCGACGATGATGGCCCCGATGACGGACACGAGCCACATGGGGACGGTGACGCCGTTCGCGACGAGGTGTGTAGCTTGTTGGTTCATTTGTGCCCCAAGTAAGAAACCGAGCCCCGTCTTCGTCAACGGGGCTCGGTTGGTTGCTCAGAGACCGGTGAGGCCGGTCATGACGCCGATGGCGGCACGCTTGGCGCAGTACAGCTGATAAGACCCGGTGAAGTCCGAATCCATTGACAGGGTCGCGCGGTTCGTCACGACGACACCGCCCAGCTCGGTCAGCTCCTCGGGGGCCATCTCGCTCCACACGCCGAGCTTGGCGTGGTCGCGGTTGTGGAACACGACGATGGTCTGCGGGCAGTTCGGGTCGATGAGCACCGGGCGGCCGGCGAGGTCGAGGCCCGAGTTGCGGACATCGCCGTACTTGTCAGCACGCGCGCCGAGGGGCTGGGGCCGCTGGGCAGTTGGCTGGATGGACATGCCGAAGACGGCGCCCATTGCACCGGCCTGGATGCGGTGAGCCGCGGCGACCTGTGGCGACATCAGTGCATCGGTGAACTGCTCGCCGCTGTACTGCGTGATACGCGCATCGAACTGCAGCGCGGCCTCGTGCGAGTACGCTGCGGCGAGGGCGAGCGTCTGGCCGACCCAACCAGGCAGCGAGGCGGGAGCGATGCCACCGAACGAGGACGATGCACCGCTGCCGGCGATGTCGTCGAACGAGTTCAGGCGCTTGCCCGCGATGGCGGTGGCCGACCCGCCGAATCCGGGGAAGGTGCCGCGCAGGGCGAGGATGTCGTCGGTGGCGACGGCGGTGGCGCCGAGGGCCACGACGGCACCGGTCGCGGGGTTGATGACGTCATTGATGAACGTCACGGTACCGGCGACGTTGGCCGAGTTGGCACCGACGACGGCGGCAACCTTGGACTGACACCGCACGGTGTAGCTGAAGGTCAGCGACGTATCGACGAAGTTATACGACGCGCCGGGGATGAAGAGGCTCACGTCGAGGAACGAGATGGTCACCGTGGAATCGGCAGCGGTGCCGGACCAGGTGGCGACGGCCTGGGGGACGACGGCGCCAGCGTACAGACCGCGACCGATGTGACGAGCGACGCTCTTCGCCGAGGCGTCGAGTTTGCTGTCGAGCATTTTGGTGAGGTCTTTGTCGGCCAACTTCGCCAACATCGCCTGCTTGCCGAGGCTGACGCGGGTGGTGACCATCGTCGGCACGAAGCGGGCCTTCACCGGGGTGGTGGTCTGGCCGTTCGGGCGGTTGTCGAAGTCCAGCGCGTAGGTGGTCGCGGGCGACTCGCCGACGTCGGCGGTGATGACGAGTTCTTCACCGTCGCATTCGACTTTTTCGAGCACGCCGCTGCCGACAAGCGGGCTCATGTTGTTGATGGTGTTGACGAAACGCTCGGGACCGAACTCGGCGATGATGCCGCTGATGCTGTTGATTGTGACGTTTGCTAGAGCCATTTTGAAACCTCAGTGAGTTGGTGTTCTCGTCGTCAAGACTGACGGCGAGCGTCAAGGAAATCGAGCATTCCCTTGGCATTGTTGGAAAACCGGCCTGTTGCGCCGGGTGCTCCCCCTGGTGCTCGTGCCCCGACGGGGACGTTGGCAGCGGCGGGGGCTGATTGACGAGGGGCATAGCCGAGGCCTTCGAGCCGCTTGACCTCCCGCTCATGAATCATGCGCGCGGCCTCGCTTGCGCTCAGGTCATGCCGCGCTTTCATGGCGGCAATGACATCGGCGCGGTTGGCGAGGCGGTGCGTGGATAGTGCGCTCTCGATTTGCGTCGAGAGCCGCGCTTTTATCTGCTCGCGCTCGGCCTCGTACACAAAGTTCTGCTGCATCTCGCGCAACTTCGCCTCGTGTTCGATGGCCAGCGCGTCGGCGCGCTCTTTGGCTCGCTGTGACAACCTGACATCAGCAAGCTCCTCGTCGCGAGCATCGTACTGCACACCCTCGCGCAGTTGCTGTCGGAGGCGTTCGTTTTCCTCCTGCAGGAGCTGCGCAGCTGTGCTGTACCGCTGGTTCTCGTGAGCGAGACGAGCTGATTCCTCTCGTGCTGATTTCACGTTGTCGGACAGTTTGCCGATGCGGGCCTTGAACGCTGCCATGGGGACAACGTCGGAGGCCTGCTTGCGTTCGTCTGATGCGTCGACGGCCTCGGGGCTGTCGGCTGCATCGTTACCCGGTGACGAATCCGGTGAATCACCCGAGGAAGCAGGCTGGCCGGCGGGTGAGCCCGGGGCCTGGGGGGCTGCAGCGGCTGCAGCTGCACGCTTGGCGGCGATGGACGCCATCATGCGCGACTGGGTGGAAGCCGGGGCCTGGGGGACGACGGTCTCCTGGGTGTCGGTGGGCGAGGCCGACGAGGCGCCCGAATCGACCGCAGATGCGGCGGAGGTGGTGGTCATGTTACATAGGTAGCACTGTAACCGAATCTGTGCAACGATGCCGCATCAGGAGGCCACATGCCGCGAAGATTGACCCCCCAAGATTTGGCATTGACGGCAGCGGAGAAACGTGCAGCGGAGGTGCAGGCCGAAGGCGGCGCCGGCAATCGCGCCATCGGTGGCGGCATCGGGAACGTGCTCGGTGCAGGCCTCGGGGCTCTCGGGTTCCTCGTGCCTGGTGCTGGCGCTATCCTCGGTCCTGCGGCAATGGCTGCGGGCTCGCAGCTTGGCGGCGCTCTCGGTGGCATGGCTGGCGATGCGTTGTCCGAGGATGAGCTGGGCGCGGCCGACGACACCATCGCCGAAGGCGAGATGAGGCGGCAAGAAAAGCTGGCGCGGTACAAGCTGCGGCAGGATGCGCTGAACGCGCTGATGAGCGAGGACTGAAATGGCCGACCTCCCGCTGACGTCGTCAATCCTCGATGATTTCAACAGGCACAAGCGCCAAGGGGAGCGCATCGCGCTGCCATATCGGCAGCTCGGCGAGCTGTGTGAGATGTTCGTCGGCGGGAGACAGTGGGGCGTCTACAGCGGGCAGCGTCGACAGGTGGTCAAAGACGCGTGGTTCGACGACGAGAACGTGCCTCGTTCGCACATCAACATCTGTCAGGGGCTGATGACGACGTTTTCGTCGCTGCTCAACAAAGACCGCCGCAGCGCTCTTGCGACGGCGTCGACGCCCGACGACCCCGAGGACATCTACAATACGGAAATCACCAACCGCGTCATCGACTACGTCGCCCAGGAGCAGAAGACCGCGAGCAAGATTCACCAGGCCGTGCAGTATGCGTTTCAGGATGGAACCGCCGGCGTGAAGGTTTGGCCCGACGAGGTTCGCGGCGAGGTTCGATGGGCCCGTCTGACCATCCACGATTATTGGATTGACCCTGTCGAGGACTGGCATGACGCGAAGTGGGTGATTTTCGAGAATCACTACGGCGAGGACGAAGTCGCGGCGATGTGGGAAGCCGGTGGCGTCGCTGGCCTCCCTCCTGAAGAGCAGGACTACGTCAACGCGGCCGGCGAAACGGTCTGCGGGATTGTCGGCTACGAATACTGGGTTCGCCCGTCGCGGAAGTTCCCCGACGGCGTGTTCGCGGTCATCATCGGAACCGTCGTCGTCGTGCGAAAGGCCTACCCGCTCATCGTCAACACCGAGGACGACCGCAAGGAATCGCTCCTTCCCCTCTCGCTGATGAAGATTCGTTTTCGTCGAGACAGCGCCTACGGAATCACCCCGCTGGCCGACGTCATCAACCTTCAACGACTGCTGAACGAGACACACGCACGCACCATCAAGGTCATGCGACTGGTGACGAACCCGCAGATTGCGATGCCGAAGACGCTCGCGGACTCCATCGACATCACGCGCACCAACACCATCGACTACGACCCGAAGATGGATGACGCGCGGTCGAAGATATTCGCCGTCGAGCTGGGCGCGGTGGGCCTCGACCTGTACAAGCTGCGCGACGACGCGAAGGCCTTCATGTTCGACGTCGTCGGGCTCAACGAGGTGACCTCGGGCGGTGCTGCCCCGACGTTGTCGGGCCGCGCCATCGAGGCGTACTACGAACTCGACGCGCAGAAAAACAGCGACGCACTCAAGTCCCTTGAGGACATGGTGCTCGATGCATGGCGCGTCTGCCTTGCCATCATCCAACTGTACTACCCGGTCCCTCGTGTCGCCGAGATTACGCGCATGGACGCGGCCGATATTTTCACGTTCACCGGCGCGGACGTGCAGGGTAAAAACATCCGTCTCGAATCGGCGAGCGAACTCGAACGTCGCACCGATGTGCGCGTCGGGAAGGCCGTCGAGAATGCCCAGGCGGGCGTCGGCGGCGCCGAGGATGTGGCCGCGGCGCAGAAGACGGCACCGAACGCCGTGGCGAAACAAGCTGCAGACCTCGCGGTCAAGACGTACCTCGCAGCGGGTGACGTCGACATCAACGTCAACGACTACAGCATTCCCGCGCTGCGTGAGAGCATTGCGCGGGCGAAGTCGCGGGCCATCGCGCAGGGCAAGAAGGCGGATTTCGTCGACCTGGTGCTGCTCGAAAACATCATCACCGACCAAATCGAGCAGGCCGACGCCGACACCGGGGAAGCAGCCCCAACGCCGACCGACCAACCACCCACACCGCCCGAACCCCGGGCTTGAGGCTCAAAGATGGCAACCTCCCTTGTCGACCGTGCTAGTTTTGGCGTCCCTCTTGAAGGCGGCGGGACCGTTGATGGGAGCGCCGTTCTCTCGACGACGCCCGTCAAGGTCACCCTCCCCGATGTCTCGCTGAACGGCGGGCTCAACGGGTTTTTGAAGGTCAAAATCGTCAACCCAAACGGGGCGAACATCCTGGCGTGGAAGACCGTGGGCCGCGGGGATTCTGCTCCCACGTTCGACGCCACCTTCGCCGCCGGCAAGGGCTCCCACATCCTGCCTGGACAGGTGGAGTACCTGACGCTGCCCAACGGCGTCGACCTCTACCTCGTCGCCAACGCTGCCGCGTCGAGCTGGTCCGCCACGTCGTTCCTGTTCCGCTGAGAGGAAGTCACATGCGCCTTAGATTCGCCCTCGTTGCCCTGCTGCTCGCTGGCCCGGTCCTCGCCTGGGGTGGCGGGGGTCGTGGTTGGCCATCGTGGACGGGCTGGGGAACCCCGACAGTGAAGGGCTCCCGCGTGGCCATCGACGCCCAGCCATTCGCCCGCACCGTCACCTGTACCGGCACCAGGACCGTGACAGGAACGGCGACAGGCACAGGAGCGGTGACGTGGTCAGCGACGCCCTTGGGCGATTCTATCTCGGTTTCGTTCGGCTCGTGTACGGGCACCACGTCGTGGTCGTGTCCGGTAGCCGTGTCACCGAGTGCGGCGGGCGAGGGCGTGGAGACAATCACGGTGACACAGGCGGGTGGCGCGTCGGCGACGGTAGACCTTGGGTTCTACGTCGCGCCGGCGCATAGCTGCTTCTTAGCGCAATCGGTGGATGGTTCCTACAACAGCACGATGACGAACCTCGGCGCCGTGGCGACGTGGGTAAATCTTGGGACGTCGGCGCTGAACGTGACGCAGGCGACGGGGTCAGCACAGCCGACGTATCGGACGTCCATCGTAGGCGGTCAGCCGGTGGTACGGTGTGATGGTGGGGACCACCTTGCGGCGGCACTCGCTTTGGATTGGGCATTCGTCAGCGATGGCACGGGGTCGACCATTGACAGTGTTTCGTTCACGACGTCGACGTCATTGGCTAGCGTCGTCTCTACGTCGACAAGCGCCAACAGTGCCGGTCTACGCCACCAGCGCGGTAACACATTCTCGGCGCGGTATTTTTTCGCCGATGGTGCGACGGCTACGTCGGTGACCAGCGGAAACAACACCGCACCGACCGGCACGTTTGTCTCGATCCTGTCGACGGCAGCGTCGGCTGACACACCAGACCTGACGCTCTACATCGACAACGCCAGCGTCGGGACGCCCGTCAATGCACCGACGTTCCCGGTGACACCAATCCAGCCGCTCATTCTCTGTGCCCGGTCATCGACAACGGCGGAACCTCTGACCGGCGACATCACCAAGGTCCTGATCTACCCGTCTTCGCTGTCGGCCACCCAACGCGGCATCAACCTCGCCGTCGACGAGTGGGCACTCGGCGGCACACTCCCGGTGACACCATGAGACAAAGACGTCTCGCTGCTCTCGCAATCGTCGCCGCAATCGTCGCCGGTGGCCTCTCCATCGACACCGGCCTCCCGCCACACGTCGACGAACCGCGCACGGCACACCTTGAAGTGTGCATCTCCGACCCTGTCGAGTGGGCAGCGTGGGCGCTGGCGTGGTGTCCCGATGGTGACGTCCAGTGCATCGACGACAACGACGACGTGCAGGGCGTGCCCTATTGCGCCGACGGCGTCGAGGTTGGCCGATGCGCGAAGACTCACGCCACCGTTGCGCAGCAAGCCCGCATGGACGCGGCGGGTGTACTTCTCGGCGTGCCTGCTGGCGCGGTCCCATGTACTCTCGACCAACAGGAGCCCTGATGCCCATCCCTCGCATGCTCCCCATGGACGACCTCGACGAACTGGCCGACGCCCGCGCGCCGGCGCAGGAGCAAGCATGACAACGTCTCTCGTCAATCGCGCAGGGTTTGGCCTCGTCGTCAACGGACAGGCCGTCATCGACGGTAGCGCCGTCCTCGGGTTGACCCCGGTCAAGGTCACCCTCCCCGACGTCACCCTGAACGGTGGCATCACCGGATTCATCCGCATTCGCGTCGTCAATCCGAACGCCGCGGGCGTGATTCTCGCGACGGAAGCAATCGGCCGCGGGGCCCCTGCCCCGACGTTTGACGCGACGTTCACCGCTGCAGGCGGGCGGCATGTGCTCCCGGGTCAGGTCGACGAGTTCATCATTCCCTCGGTGTGTGACCTGTACATCGTCGCCAGCGCCGTTGCCTCCTCGTGGGCCGTCCACTCGATGCACGTCCACTGAATCCGACCTCGTCGCCCACCATCAACAGCCGGAGCGCATCACATGGCCATCCCTCGCCCTGACACTCGCCGACAACCACCGAAGCTCCCCCCGCAGATGCGTCCATTTGACGACCTCGACGGGCTCGCGGCGTCGAGGATGCCGCCCGCGAAGCCGAGTCCCGACCTGTCAGTTGGTGCGACGGAGCAACAACAGGACGTTTTAGTCCGCAGCCCCAAGAAACCCCGACCGGGCCTCGGCCTGCAGGGTTATGGAGCAAAAAAAACCGGCGGCGACAAGCCAAAGGAAGAGGCACCAAAGAGCGACGGCATGGACGATCTGGCGCGCGCGCGTCAAGCGGCCGCGCAGGAAATCGACGCGCAGAATGCACGGGCGGCGATGGACCAGCGCAGTCGCGCAGGCCTCGGCGGTCTCGGGCTGTCGGGTGCAGCGTCGGCATCCGAGGGTGACCTCGCGCGAACGCAGGCCCGCAGCAAGGTTCTAACCATGCAACAGTTCGACCAGGCCGCCGAGGATGCGAAGTTCACCGACATTCAACGACAAGCGGCCCTCGACGACCTCGAAGATGCGGCCGACACCGACTACAACGACGACGGCAAAGTCGCTGGCGAGCCCGTCGGCGGGACCATTGGCGACGGTGACCTCGAAAACGACCCAATCGTTGACAATAGCGAAGCAGAAGACCGGGCGGGTACACCGACCGACATGCCCATCGGCGCGACCGACAAGGCGACGGAAAAATACATCAAGGCCCTCCCTGAAAGAGGCCGCGGGGTCAGTCTATTTGGCGAGCCCGACCCACTGGTCAGCGGTCCCCACAAGATGCTCGGCAGCTCGTTTTACGTGTACCGTCGGCAGGACAATAGCCAACTCTACAAGAGCAAAGAAAACCCCGCGACGGCGATGGCGGTCCGCAGCACTCCAACCTGACGAGATGTAACCGTGCTCATCAATCGCGCCACAATCCGACGACAGCTCGCCGGGGAACCTCCCGAGGACCTCGGCTCACCCGAGGCACGGGCGGGCGCCCTAGACGAGCTGGGGGCGTCTGACGCAATCCCCGCAGGACCCGGGCTCCCACCGAACGAGACGCGGGCGATGGAGGGTCGCGCGTCGCCACTCTCGCAACAGGCGCGAACGGGGCGGGCGAGCCTGCTCGGTGACCGCTGATGGTCATGCGCGCCTTTGACGCCAACGCGACGCGCTCGGTTCGACGGGCGACCATCGTCTACAGCGCCGACGACATCAGGCGGAACATCACGTTGCGATTGTCCGACGGGCTCCCGTGCGTCCTCGAGCTGGGCAACGACATTCCCATCACGTCGGGGTTCACCATCCCCGGCGGGTTGCGCGCATTTAGCATCGACGGGGCGCAGCGCTTCAAGTTCGTGGTGTCGGGGTCGGTGCCCTACTTGCTTTATGCAAAGGGCGCCGAGTTGAACGACGGATGCCCGGTTGACGTCACGAACGTCGAAGTCCTCGTGCAGGCCGGGTCGACGCTGACAACGGTCGTCATCGTGGAACAGTTCAGTGCAGCCTTCGCGTCAACGGAAATCGTTCCCTATGTCCGACTGGTAAATGTCCTTGTCGACGCATCGGCGGGAAGCTGCACCAACCTCGTCGGGCATGGTTCGTTCGTGTCGCTGGGGACGCGCAACGCTCGCCTGTTTGCCCAGAACCTGTACCTGTACTCTGTCGACAACGTCTTCGCCGTCGACGACAACAGCGCTCGATGGGCGATGTCATCAATCGACGGGCTGCTACTGATAACCGCGCCGGGTGGAACCACCATCGGGGCGGGTGCAGCGTCGGCAGACATCGAGGGCACGATTATGAATGTGCTCGGCGACAACGTCTCAATCAGCGTCGGGGATAACTCGCGGGTT